AACTAATGCACCACCAGTAGTAAACGTCACGCCGCTTGTGTTGTACTTGAACTGTGCGATACCCCCAGCCACGAAGGTGACTTCGTTAGTTCCCGATCTATAAAAGCCTGTGTCTTCGTCAGCACTAAAGCGTACCGCCGGCACACCTAGTGTACCGTCTGAAAACTTGCCTAGTCCCACAGTGTCGTAGACAGTGTCGTAGTTGTTGACTAATGTGGCAGCTTGTGCAGCTAGATCACGAATATAGCTTTGTGACGGCACTACAGCATAGCTTTGAGTACTGGCTGTGGTGCCTAGGTACGCTTGTGCAAGCACTAACGAAGTGTTGCTTGAAATCGAAGCAATTTCATAGAGTCTGCCATCTGGAGCGTGCAGTGCCTCACCTTGGGCTGCATTGGCAATCCACGCTGTGCCGCTACCTGTAACTGTTGTTGATCCGTTTGTAAGGGAGATCGTGCCCGTGCGATACCATGCCATGTGTTATTCCTATTCCGGGGACACGCCCCAATCAATTGTAGTCGGAAACCTTAGTTGTTCCAGGCCCCTTGTATGCTGTGGCGGTTCGTGCCGGTGTGTATTAGCGGGTTTATAAACAGTGCTAGTACAAACATATTGTAGCTTTGAGTTTTAGACAAGGTATTTTACAGTAAAAAATCTAAATACCTATATTCATTTTGTACTATTATAGCATACAAGCTCAACTATGTCAACATAAAAAAATACCAGCCCTAAAGCTGGTATTTTTATTTGTTCAAGTTAAATACAAGTAACTATGGCTTCTTGTAGGTGGTTTTTACTTGTTTGATTTGTGAGTACATGGGCTCGATTTTAGGCAACAATCCCGTATCCATTGCGTGCCAGAGTGCGTCAAGCTGCTCTGTGACTGTAGGATATGTAGCCCGTCTAAGCTTTCTGTAGTCTTCTTTATGCTGGATTTTCAATTACAAACTCCTTGTCGAGATGTGGCCAGGCAACAACTTTTACTGTGTAAGTACCTGGTAGGTCAAAGCCTAGCTCAACAACCGCTTCTGTGGTCTCATAACTGGTGTCGTTGATGTAGACTGTGGCGGGTACGGGAACACCGGTGAGTGTGGTACCAGTTAGTGTTGTAGGGTTTTCTGGCTGTGGTAATACCTCGCCGTTGACAACATAAACAGGCTTGCCAAGCCAAGAACCTTCAACCCAGGGATCTGGGGTTAATTCTTTGGTTAGGTTAATTGCAGCAAGATCCCCCGATAATTCCCCGGTAATCTTGCCTTGTTGATTATAATAAGAAATAGTCATAATTACCTTTGAGTTAATAATACAATTCCGGTATAGTAGCGGCCTTCAGTGGACTCGAATGTAACTGATATGGACCCGGCTCCCACTCCCCATGCTCGAACACGAATTGCTTGTGTCCAGGCATACACGTCGTAGTTCTCGCCACTGTCATAGTTTGTGACTACATTACCAATCACAACCTGGCTACCTTGCACAATCTCAGCCAGACCTCCGTTAATATAAATATTTAGCCGGTTGTTTGGGTTGGCATTTCCAGCTTGGTCAACCTGGGCAATAATATTTAAAATACCTCCAGCTAAGGAGTTTAAGTAAACAGTCTGGGTTCCCGTACCTGCAGCGGAAGCTGCAACTGTTACTGAATTGCCTGCAATACGCAAAGTATTAATTGAAGCATTTGCTATGAAAGTACTGGCATTATCTGGAGTAATTTGCCCGCTAATATTAGTTCCAAATGTTGCTCCATAAGTGGCATAGTCCTGAGGTTTACCTCCACCACTCACATTCCCCCACACTGCTGTACTAGCAGCACTATTAATACTAGGAACAAGATCAGAGTTTACGGTTCCTGGTGCTGCATAACTGGCATTTAGCGCTGTTCCGCTGCCCAGAATAATGCCTCCGTTAACGTCTCTGATTACTAGCCCGTTAGTGTTAATCTTACTAGCACTAATTGTGCCAATATACGCCTCGCCAATTGCTGCTGAGGCAATATAAGTAGATACGTTGCTTGAGGTAAGTAGGTCGAGTGCAGCAAAGTTACCTCTGGCATAGTACTCTTGGAGACTAGGCTCGTTTCCATCAACTACGTTGATTGAGGGTCTGCCAAATAGTGTGGCTGCCCCATAATTAGCGTAGTACTGATATGCTCGGTGTACATTGGCACCTGTAGCGGTGTGGTTATAGTTTGTGCCTCCACTAATAAACTTACCGGTTGTACAGTCGATTATGCCGGCACCAGAATGGTCATGGTTTACTGACCCGTATGGAAAAACATACCCCACCATTAGGTACCAGCGGTTATTAACCATATTGGGGCGGCCCCACACACTAAAGTACGGGTTACCGATTGGAGAAGTTGTATTTAACGAACAAACGCCCTCAGTGCCCCAGTAAACCGAACCGCCATTTGCAGCGTTTAAAACCATCACAGGTACTACAAAACGATATGTTTTGTTGGGGTTTAGTCCACTAATGCCGGCGTTCCAACCTCCTCCACCCTGTACGTTGTATGTGGTTTCATAAGCATACCACACAGTATCACTACCGCCTTTGACTCCGAGTACTCCTACATCTCCAGGTAGGCTTAAGATTGTATTTTGTCCAGAGTTCTGCGACCATGGAATGGCCGCAACTCGTTTCCACCAGTCTACGTTGATTAAGTTTGATAGGCCTCTATCTGCGTCAGCAATGCGCGACCAGTCAAGGTTAGTACCTGAACCAAAAATAACAGTATCGGTACTATCCTTAATGGTCAATCCACGTGAGTCTATTTTGTCCGCTGTTACAGAGTTTCCTACAATAGACTGTCCAGATACAGTTCCTGTTACTAATAAGTTGCCATCGATTGCAACAGTTACCTGGATCCAGCTCGAGCCATTCCACGACCTGGTCTGTGAAAAGTTTGTGCCGTATACTGTAACTACGTCGTTAAGAACTTTAGTGCCGTAGGTATTAGTAAAGTACGTATTAACCGCGGCTTCTGTAGTACTATTCCACACAGTATACCCACTTAGGTACGCCCAAGCACTGCCTCTGGCACCGTTGGCACCTGGGGTGCCGGGGGTGCCACTTGTGCCTTTTTCAAGAAACAAACTCCAAGCTAGTGGGGCACCAGTTAAAATATAACTATTTTTATCCACAGTGTTTTTATACACAGAATTCTCGGCGTATAAATATCCAGTAGCAGTACCTGTGGTGCCTGTGGCGTTAGTGCCTGCGTTTACTACTTTAAACGCGGTATTACTAACAACTTCTGCAATCTCATAAGTTCCGTTTAAAGTAGTGCTGCTTAGTGTAATAGTGACTTTACTGCCTACAACAAAACCGTGTGTTGTGGAGGTTGTAACAGTAGTTATTCCCGCTGTTCGAGTCCAGGCTATTATTGTACGAACTGCACTAAATACCGGAGCTGAAGCAAACTCGCCAATATACGCCGTATTTGGAACACTAGCGTACGCACCTATAGTAGATAACAGTCTCTGATTGGATCCAGAGCCTACAAATAGGCTAACACCAAGCTGGTTATTTGTGGCATCAAGCAACAAGTTACCTGCAGTATCTCTAATAGATAGCCCATTTGAGTTAATACGATCTGCCACTAATTGTCCGGTCGTAATCTTAGTGGCATCTAGACTAGCAATTTTAGCATTAGTAATAGCCGCAGTACCAATTTTAACATCGGTAATTGTACCGTTTTTAATATAGGCTGCGTCCATGTAGATGCCTACAGGAACTTCTACTCCATTAATCGTTTGTGGGGTTGTGTTTACCACAAAAGGAATGATGGGTGTAATGGTCGGGCCTGCAGGACTAGCAATCGAAAACTTGTCTGCACTGATAATAAAGTCGCTGTAGGGTGTAGCATTGTTGGCCGTCGACACAAGGCCAAAACCACTGACGTAACCATTGCTGTCAATCTTAACTGAGTACTTGCCTAAGATACCCCCGTTTGTATCTTTTTGTGCGACAAATCTTTGTTCAAGTGTAAGTGCATCATCTCCGTCACTAATGGACACTTGCTTAACCGCCGTAGCAAAAGGTAGCCCCACGTTCCATACAGCTAGGTCTGCGGGATTAGCCAAGTTCCAGGCGTCGACTCCTGCTTTGTCTTTTATTGCTCCGTTATTATCAAATACAAGCCCGTTCTTTGTTGCATAACCAATTTTTGCGGTTTCAACGTTTGTGACTCGGGCGTCTACATCCGCAATAGTGCCGTCTCGTAGGGACAGCCAGGCGGTACCACTCCAACGATACAATTTGTTTTTATCGTCTGTATCTATCCATAAATCGCCAATGCCTTCGGCCTCAGGTTGCGATGCTTGGGCAAAGCTAACCACTTTGCCGTCTGCAGTATCCTGCGCGTCACTGGCAGCTTGAGCTGCAGCAATAGCCGCAGCATCTTCTACGGTAGTCCACGAACCTGTATTTGTGCCTGTTCTAGCATAGCGTTTAAATAGTTTAGTTGTACTATTATACCATAAGTCACCATTATGCTCTAGTTTTAGTGCATCTGTTGTCCAGGCTGTCGAGGGGTCTGCGGTTTGAAACCACGTTTCTATTTTTGCGCCGACCTGTTGCTCAAGTGCTGTAAGCTCAGGCGTATAAGTATCGGTGATCCAAGAGCCTAGGGCAGATGAGTCCGAAGACGCAGCCCAGGCTGTTCCTGTCCAGCGATAGAGTTTGTTGCCGTCGTTTGTATCGTACCAAGCATCATTAGCCTCTAAGGGAATGTCAGCAGCAGTTACGGGGTCAGTGCCACGCTTGGTCGGCGCATCATTTTGCCAAAATGCTTTTGAGGTACTTTGAGCCGTTCGTGCTATTAGATACGACTCTGCAGAAGCAATAGCACCGTCTGCACCAGACTTTGAGTAAGTGTAGTTTGTTACATACGATTCAACAGTTTGGTCTTCGGCTAAATTAACAAAACGTGCCGATACTTTTGAAATATCTTGTGCTAGCACAGACTCTGCGGCAACACGAACGAGACTTTCTTGTTCAATGGCTGCGGTTGCTGCGGCTGCGTTAGTGTCTACAGTTGCAGCAAGCACTTCTCTGGCACTTGCTTCAGCCGAAAGTCCCTCTTTGATATCTGCACGGATTTCTTCGCTGAAGTACGCAAGAGTTTGGTTGATTTTTTCTTTTTGCTGGTTGGCGGTTAGTATTCCTAGCAGTGTGGTTTCTGCATCGGCATTTGCCGCTGCAAAGATTGCACGATCTGTGGTAGCTCGGGCCTCGCCTTCGCTTGCAACTGTATTGGTTACTTCTGTGACTTGTGCGCGTGTAGTGGCGTATCCGGTTTCTGGATCACTAAATTCAGCGACGGTGTCACGAATTGCCGTGACTTCTGCACCTGTGCTGGTAGCTAATGCCGTTTCTAAGTTGTTGGTATACGCAGTTGCGGACGCTGTGCTAGTATCTGGTGCGTAGATCCAGGCTGTGCCATCAAATACATGCGGCTTGTTGCCGTCATCAGTGTCGTACCAAACATCGCCAGTCTTGATCTTTGCGACAGTTGCGACTGTGTTATCAGCAAGTGTAACGTTGTCAGTACCTTGCAGAGGCTCTGAGGCTTGACGAAACACCTTGCTGCTGCGGTTACCAAACTCGGCGAGTAGAGACTGTTGCGCCGAGGCCACTGCAGTATCCGCATCTGCACTTGTGTAGTAATCGTTGGTTAGCGTAGCGTTAGTAGCAGTTAGTCCTGTGACAGGATCATTAACAGTTGCCGTCAAAACTGTTAGCTTGGATGCCAGCGAAGTCGAGTTGGTGGCGTCTACCGTAGCTGTAGATAAGTCAAAGACTTGTGCTGATGAAGCGCCTGGGGAAGGTCTGCCAATTGCTACCCAGTCAATTTCAAAGTAATCGGTCTCGGTCTGTGCGCTAGACAAGTCAACACGCAGTGCATCAACGGTTACTGCCCATTGCGGGTTAAGGGTAATTAGGCCAATATTGTTGGAGTCATACGTAGGTTCGTCTATGGACACACGACGAGCAGCATCCCAGGTAGTATCCTCTGCACTTTTCCACCACAGGAACCCTGCGAATACAGGAGTGCCTACCTTGCGGATTCGCAACCGCACCTGTGCATACTTTACGCCTTCAGCACCAACGCCCACAGGCGATACAACATAAGCGTCGCTTGCTTGGTTAGCAGCGCGTAAATACCCGCGGGCAACTGTAGGAGTGCCGTTGCCTGACCAGCCTTCCACATCTTCATCAAAGTACCAAATTGATTTCCAGTCAAACTGCTCGACTGACCCCTGCTGATAACAGTGTAAGTTGTTCTGCTAGGGAGCCAGTGGCGTTGGCACGGGCGANCTTTTCTTGATAAAGCAATCCTTCGGTGACTTGGGCCAAGTCACTGCCTTCGTAGCTACCACGGAACTGTGCTGCCAGTAAGTTACGCTCAGCAGCTTCTGCGCTGACTGCATCTGTGCGTGCCACAGACTCGGCGTTAATTAGTGCCGTGGTTGTAGCAATGTCTGTATCAAGCTTGGCAATAAGCTGAGTACGCTCAGCTGCTTCGGCAGCAATTCCTGCTTCAAAGTTTTCAGTTAGTTCTGTGCGAGCATACGCAACTTCACGCTGACGAGCAAGCGTTTCTTCATGCGTGGCAAGTGTGTTTGCCAGCATAGCTTCTGCGAGTGCATCTGCATTTTGTAGCAGTGGACGTGTACTATCCGCAATGGCCACATTACGTGCATCTGCTTCGCCGGCAATAGCAATACTTCTAGCAACGGCTTCTTGCTCAATTCGTTCATTAACTGAGCCAACTCCATCGCCATCAATTAAATCAATGCGGGTGCCTAGGTCAGTGAATAGTTGGTTTTCGGTAATCTGGTCAGTTAGCACTTCCAGCAATAGTGCTACGTCTTGTCCAGTGGTAGTCTCAAAACCAGTAGTACCCCCTGCTGCCACCGTACTCAAGATACCGTTTTTACTTTCCCACTTTAACCAAATATGCCAAGTAGTTGCTGGGTCGCTGCTAAAACTCCAGACATTGCCTGTAAACTGCCCAATTTCTCCTTGAGCAGCTGCGTTAGCAAAAGTATACCCTAGTAAGTCCTGTTCTGGAGACTCTTTTAGTCCAAATATGTGAGTTTTGTTATGACCACGTCCTTGTGTATACACAGGCACGTCGTGCTTAATAAACACAGTGGTAATGCCTGCACTAACTTCACCTCCGGTAGGAGTTGGTGGTGGAGTAGTGTCTACAGTCTGCGTTTCGTAGACTGGCGTACCTACTAGGGGGCTACTCAACACGAAATACTCTGGCTGAATTTCGGATACGAGTGCATATCTTACATAGTAAGTAGTACCGCTTGTTAATCCAGTTATACTAATATCAAGACCAGTGCCTTCGTAGGCTAGAGTACCTTGTGCCGGAGGAACAAAGTCGCTAATAGTACTATACCAAACCTTCACCTCGATTAAGTCATCACGGGGAGTTACACCGTCGGCTTCCACAGGTGATTTTATTTTTAATACTAACGAGTCAATTCCTACTGACAGTGTAGCTGACATATTATTTTCCTTTTATCATGCTGGTATAGCAACTATAGTTATTGCTGTAATGGCTGTTGTTGCGCTATAGTTGTTAACGCTATCTACTGCTCTACAGGCTAGTACGTATTGAACACCAGTATCGCTTAGTCGGTTTAGGGTATCGGTTACAGGAAACTCTTTTAAATCAAACCTAGCAACACTACTTGTAGTTGTTTTTAACATAGCGGGATCTGTGCTATCCCAAATATCTGGTAAGAGCCCTTGAGGAGTCTGGTACCTAAGTATTCGTATTTCATAGTGTTTAAAGTCCGTGGGTATTGGGGCTTCAGTACCAAAAGTCGGGGTTATCTCTAAAAACCTCGAAACCCGTTTTACACTTACCGACGCCACTTCGCCGTAGTTGTACAGCTTGCCTACTACAGTATGTATACTCCAGTTACCCCAGCGACCAACACGACCTTCTGTGCTTACGTATCTTAAGCGTATTTTATAAGTTTCTCCAACCATTACGTTGGGAATATCTATATTATTTGCTAAAAATGGTACACTAATAGTCTTGTAGTTACTCGAACCCACAGAGCTGTTTAAGTCATACTGACACTCTACCAGGGCCACTTTGTTGGGTAGCTGTGGACTGTTTGCAAAACTTACTTTAATCTTATACGCGTATGTTCCTGGGCTTATAATATCAGCCACTAAGTCATCACTGCGTATATTAGTAATTATAGGTATATCGTTAAGACCAAAAGCATATTGTAAAAACTCCGGGGCAGTAGTTATATTAGTTTCAAAAACTTGCTCAGCAGTAAGCGTTAAGTAGTCTGTGAAAATATTGTAGCTGGGAGTAACACCGTAGTCTACTAGTGTAATTCTAGCAGACTTATTGCTAGTAGGCTCAATACTCATTATAATTAAGTCTTGAGATTCTCTTTGGTTTAGACCAAATAAGAATAAGTCCCCTGCATTAGCGTCTGAGGAAGTCAGAGTAGCATTGACCTCTACGGTTTTATAATACCCGTCGCCTAAACTAACAGTACCGCTAGCGGTAGTATTAGTAATATTCGTACCGGTTTGTGCATAACTAAACCCTTGTGCGGTTACTTGTGTTATTTCTGCCTGGGTTGTATTAACTCCAATAACACCAGAATTAACAGTGACTATATCGCCTACGCTTAGTGGGTGCACAGAACTTAGTCCAATAGTAGTTACACCAGCAGTTCTTTGAACACCCGTAATAAGAAAACTTTGCTTGATTGTGCGTTCATTACTTGCACCCGCATTACTTCTAAATCTAATAGTATGCGTTAAATTACTATCAATGGCCACTGGTTCATCAAGTTCAAAAATACTAGAAGTTACTCTGGTTTTAATTCTGCCACTACCAAGGCCCCACATGGGTACGTCATGGGTTACTTTTACACGGTCGCCTCGGTTGGCAACAATGTACTCAATATCAGTATTCAACACATAGCTTTCACGCCGTAACTGTGCTTGTGCCATGTGCCATCTGGCGTGATCAATTACCGAACTAGTTTTAGTTACGCCTGGTAGTTGAATAGCCTCAAATAACTCTGCGGTTTGTTGTGATTGACCAGGTGCATAAACAATGACCTCAGCTTCTTGGTAGTCTTGGTCTTCATCATAGTACGTAATACGAAGTCCATCAGGAAGTCTGGGCAGTGCTCTAGAGCCTTCAAAGCCCCAGCTGTTGTGCGGGCTAAAATGCTGTACAATATTTGATTTAGGCTCGTCAATGATCACGGTCCACTTGCCGTCGATCATGGCAGGGCTTGCTCTGCCTGCTGCACAAATATCTCGTAGAGTGTCTAAGACACTCTTTGCTTGGGCTTGTACACGGTTAAACGTAAACCCTTTTGCGACGCAGTAGTCTGACCAGTACTGTAGTTGAACCAGGTTGATCTTGTCCACTACATCCAGTTCTTGGACTCTTTGTGGGTTAGCAGGATGCTCTAGTACATATCTGAATAGAGCTGCTGGATTATTAGTAGCAGCCATTACCCATGCAGTGCCATTCCAGGTTTTTGCATAAGTTTGGACTATGGCGTTAATACCTTCGATGTTGCCAGTTAGTTGCTCATTGGCTTTTACTAGTAGTGCAGTTTTAGCAATTGCACAGTTTTTAGGATCTACAGCAGGACTGATATTAGTAGTAAATGTAGCGCTTAAGAATACTGTGTCAAAACTGTACCTCCAGTCGTCGTTGTCGTCTGTGTTGTCGCCAGTTTCACGACGAACTCGAACTTGTACATCTTGAGCAGTGGTTAAGTCGTAGGTTTCTGTTATAGTAAACGCATCCTTTTTAGCAGCGTCTATACCGTAAGCCTGTTGCTTCCACGGCTGCCAGTCACCAGTACCAAGTTTAATTTCAAACTTAAGTACAACCGGCGCAGGCGAGCTTTCACCAGCATCCTTGCCCGTGGTGCGCACCTTTCGCAAGCCCTGTGGAAAGTGAATAGCAACCGCAACTTTGTTTGCGGGGCTGTTGCTGGCTGCTTCGCTATACGGACCAGGGGCCACTGTGGTTTCGGGGTTACCGTCACAGGCTAGAGGCAGGTTTTTAGTAACCTGGAAAACATCACTGCCATAAATGGCATTGAACTTGGCTAGTGTATCTGCGGTGGGTTCGGTTTTTCTGTCTAGGGTAATAAACTTGTCTTCGCCAGTATCACTGAACTTGGCTAAGGTATAATCAGATAAACTAACGTCACCGATTTTTAGTGTGGAGGCGTCTATGTCAAGAGGCCCGTATCCCCAGATTAAAAGCATGGTCAAGTAAGTATCACGCTCATTTTCATAAGTAATATAGCTCTGAGCCCCCAGTAGGGGTGTAATCTTTACTCGACCTAGGATCACAGGAATTGCACTGTATTTAGCGGCTTGGTTTGCTGCACCACTAATCATTAACTGGCTTTCAGTACTACCTGGGTCAGTCGGCCCACTTGGGGGTCTAACTGGCGCAATAGCGTTAATTAATAACGCACCTACCAAATTCACAGCCATTACAGATAGTGAAAAGGCGGTTGAGCCCATCATTGCTGAAGCTCCAGCAACACCCATAGCCGTTGCTCCGTATCCGGCCATTGCTGCAACAGCATAAGGTGCCGCAATGGCAATAGCAACCATTGCAACCATTGCAAATATCGAACGGCCACTTCCTGTGGCAACTGCTCGGTACTCAATGCGGTCTGTGTCTTTTAGCACAGTAGTAGACCACTCCTCAGGAGTAGTTACTCTGCCGTTTAGCATAATTACAATACGTGAACGAATTTCTTCGGGTACACTGTATTCTTTGGCTACCCAAGGTACTAGTGTGTCTAAGGTAGTGCCTGGCTCTATGTTTACTGTGAATCTTTGTGTGCGAAGTGGATGTGGTACTAGGTTGAGTACAGCGGAAGTTTTTTCCGAGTACTTATAGTAACCAACAATTCTGTTTGCCCAAGCTCTTGAATCAAAGCTTTCAACTGCGGAATCTTGACCTTGTCTGGCGTGTAAAAAGTGGGTAGTACTAACAGCAATGCCTACATGTGATTCTGTACCTAGTACTCGAAATAACACTAAACAGCCTGGTACAGGTTTATCAACCGGCTCCCAGCCTTCTTTGTATTGTGCTATTAATTCTTGAATACTTTGAGTATCGTTTTCAATGTAGTCTGCAACAAAACTAGGTAGCTCAATGTTGAATTCTTCAGAATAAACTAGACGTAGTAACCCCCAGCAATCTATGCCGTTTAGGTCTCTGCCCTTTTCTTTGTAGGGTATACCTACGTATTTATTTTGCCACATTAGAATAATCCTGGAAAATACGGTGCTGTAAACGAGTGCATAGGAAACGGTTCTCGCTCATAGTCTATCATGGAGAGTTCTGCTGTAACAGCATCTGAACTATACATAAAGCTATTGATATAAAAGCCCACAAAACTAGCTTCTACAACGTCTGGAGTTTTAGAGAGTACTAGTTCCATTTTTACTTTTGGAGGCCCGCTAATCTCACGAATAATGGGAATAACATATCTAGTAACGTCTCTGAGTACTAGTGAGCATTTTGGTGCTTGAGCGTCTTCTTCGCTGGGTAGACTAAGTTCCATGGGTAAGAATAAAAACTGCTCGCCCCGGCTTACTACTCCATAGTAGACTTCTGTGGCAGTTTCTTCATACGGAGGGGCACTTAGTCGCTGTGTAAAGTTATCTGCTAGTCTTACTGAAGGTAGCCCCGTTTCAGGGTCGTACATAGTCAATAAAAATATTAACTCGCTATCCATGTCTGGCGAAAATACAGCACGGATAGCTTCGGGACTCATTGAGGTTAATCTACTCATGGAAGTACTTCTAGGGTTAGGGTTACAGTAAAATATCCCGGGGCGGTATAACTAGTGTTGTATAAGTTACCTTCACCTTCGGGTAGTATACGCACTTCTACAGTCTGACCTGTACGGGGATGTGGAAAACCAAATCTGCTTACTCCTCTGATAGCTGCGGGGCCTAAAACAAACTCCTCTAAGTCAGCAATTTCTTCAGTTGTCATTAGAAACGATACGTTTAAGATTTGTGCTCTTTTGCCACGGTATCTACGTTTTGCGGGCCCTGCATCCATAGGAGTACTCATTATATTTGCACCACCAGTTTCTGTGTAGCCTTTTTGAGGTACTTGTGGTAGTGCTGGCGGCCATAAATAATTATATGCCATGGTTATCTCCTAATTAATTGCGGTTGCAGTCCGTAAGTGTTTCGTAAAGACCTTTGTGAAGCACTACCACTTCTGCCCATTTCTCCAGCAGTCATATCACCAATAGTAACTTCTATTCTACGATTTCCACGACTGTCTGTGGTTTCCGTGGTAGTTGCTTGCTCTGACCCGTAGTTATTAACAACTACATCTACGTTAGTTTGAGTTTGGCCGCTTCGTACTCCGAGATTTCCCTGAGCGTCACGCTTTAGGGGCATGATTGCTTCTGGTCCGGCTTCGCCCATCATGCCTGTGCCTTTGGCAAACTTAAATAACGTTGGCGAGTCTACGATCTGATTACTAAACGCACCACCTTTTGCGAATTTTTCTATGCCGTAGTCAAATGCGTTGCCTTTGGCACTTAGCAGAGATGGAACAATATCCCCGAATTCATTGCCTAGCCCTGCTGTACTACTACCACTCATACTACCAATTGCCTTACCAATAAAACTAGCAAATGTGCCTATTTCAGGTCTTACTGACTGATACAATGCCATAGCCTGCTGTTTTATTTCGTAACGAGCTATATCTTCCAACATAGAACTAATTAAACTACTAAACTCTAGTTTACCGGTTTTTACAAAGTCTACAATAGCGTCGCCCATACCTTCAAAACTTCTCTTGAATATGTCTTCGTAGGCTTTTTGGCGTTCGCTTATGCTTGCGTCTAGTTCTAACATTTTCAGCTTAGCTGCTGTAACTGAGTTAACGCCCGCTACTTCTGCGTTAAACCGTTCTGTAAGAGCTGCTATCTCTGCACGGGAATTCTGCCGGATAGCTTCGCCCGCTACTCCTGGTGCTGCATTTCTAGCTTCTGCTTCTAGTTTGTTCTTAGCAGATAGGTAGTTAAGCTCAAGAGTAATTAGTTTACTTCTAGTTTCAGTCTGTAGTTTTGTAGTTTCAATTATATTTTTAGCGTCAGCAATTTGTTGCTCTGAAAAAGCACCTAGTTTTATTTGATACTCTAGTTCTAATTCATTTAGTTCATTAGTAGTAGAATCTCTAAGAGTATTAGTTTCAGCAATGATTTTTCTTATATTAAGTCTGCGTTCTTGTTCTTCAGCTAGTGCTTTGTTTAACCCAACAGATGCAGTAGTACCTGCTTGCGTTAGTTTAGCGTCTCGTTCGGCTCGAGCTTTAAGCGTTTCTCTGGCTACTTTATCGTCTAGGTTTGCTTGTAATACAGCAGTACTTTCCCCGCCCTTTCCGATTAGATTTATGTCGGTTTGCTCACGCTGTCTCTTTTCGTCAATAGCTATTTGTTTTTTTCTAAATTCAATTATAGCTTCTGTAGCAATTACTCCTGCCTGAGCCGCTACTTGTGACGGCGTTGTAAAAGCATTCTGTTGACCTACAGCAGCAACCCCTGCACGTCCTTTTATTAGTGCAAGCTCATCGGGAGCGAGGTCTGCTAGTTTTTGTTCTCGTTCTTCGGCAAACTTTCTAAATTCTCCTTCTCTTTTAAGCCTAGTTTCATTTGCACCAATAAGCGCTAGAGCACTTGCTTCTGATAAGAACCCTTTTATTGCTTGAGCCATTGCATTAATTACAGCAGGAGCACCCTCAATTTCAGTACCAAAAGTTCCCATTGCAGTTGTCAAGATCTTCATCATGCCCGCAGCGTCCTTACCTCCAGTATTTACAAAAGTACTAAACTGATCCGTAAGCTGAAGCATGGCCGCTCTATTAGCCACTGTAGTACCGTCCTCAGCAGAAGCCCCCTCTTCGCTAAACCCTGCAGCTGCCTGAGCTTTAGTTAGTTCAAGGGCTGCCATAGCTTTTTCTTGTGCCGCAATAGATAGGTACTGAGCTTTCGTCATGTCTGTAGTCATTTCTAGCTGATCTCTTTGAAGCTTAATATCGTCTGCGTCAATTTGATTTTGAATAGCAGCAGAACCTACTAAGTCGTTGAGACCGCTAGCAAGTGTTCTTCTTAGGTCAATATTAGCTTTTTGAAACGCGAAGTTTACACTTTTAGTTATTAGGCCAGCTCCTATTTCAAAAGCTTCTATAGCTAGTTGCTTGAACACAGGACTAGACATGACTGCATCAATTTGTTTTTTCTGTTCTTCAGTTTCTTTATTTAATTGCTCTATTTTTTTAATTGCAGCATCCAGATCTTGCTTGGCTTTCTTTTGAGCAGGAGTAATAAGAGCATCGGCTGTTTTATTCTTATCAATAACCCCTAGGTTACTAAGCAAACTCATACCCATCGACGAATCAACTTGAGTATTAACTAACGCTAGTCTTTCTGCCTGAGCCTTATCATACTCTAGTTGTAAAGCTTGCTGTGCTTGTTTTGCAGCAGTAAGTTTAATCGCTGTTTCGCCGTGTAGCTTGTTTAGTGCCTGAACTTCAGACTTCATGTTCTGCATATTCATAAACACATCTGGACTAAACATAGCGAGCTTGCTATTATCTTCCATTAGTTTACTCATGCTAGCCAAGCCAGTCTCTGTGTCTTTTAGTGCACCGATAGTTTTTTCTGCAAACGATATCATGTCGTCACCTAAAGCACTCATAGGAGACTTGTCTATTACCGAAAATGCAAACGCTCTGTAAGACTCACCTAGCTTCTTAAGTTGATCGTCAAATTCTTTACTACGACTAGCTGTAATACTTAAAGCCGTAGAAACTGGCTTTAGTCGGTCTTCGATCAACTTTACGGCTGCTGCAGCTTCAGGACCCCCTTTTTTCAAAGCTTCTATCCACTCCAGGGACGTATCTCCACTAGTACCCAGAATGCCGCTGACCTGTTGAGTGATATTGGCTGCCATTTCGGGATCTCTAATAGCGGCGATTGTTTTACTAATATTGGCTACAGTGGTTTCTGCGAAACTTTCCCCCTGACTTGCACCAAACTTTCCGTCCCAGAACTTATCCCAGCCTGTAGTAGCCTTGTCTAGTTCTTCGAATTTTTCTCGTACAGTACTTAGATTATCAACAAGCTCTTTAAACGCATTTGCTTGTGCAGTGATTCCTGCTGTACTAAAAACAGCTCCGCCGTTCTTTTCCGCCGTCTTTGCTAGGCTCTTAATAGTTCTGTCATAGTTCTTAAGCGACTCTTCAGAATTGCTTACGGCTTTTTTATACGCTTCTGACTGATCTGCGTTTTTAGTCATCCAAGCGTCAAACATTTTGATGCCAGCAACCGCAGCACCAATAATAAAAATCCAAGTTTGTAGTGCACCAACAACCCCCATAATAGCTGTAGAAGCGATACTGGCGACTGCTGATACACGGGTAAATCCTTTACGAATTGGATTCATGTCGGATTCTTTTAATGCTTTATTCATTTCTTTAAAAGCATCGACCGGTCCGAGAATAGCGGTACTTTCAGCCGCACCACTTACTATGGCTCTGGATGCAGCTCTATCAGCCGCTCGTTTTGCAGCTAACTGGGCGCGCCCAGCCGCTGTACGTATGCCTGGAGCTAGTTTTTTGTCATTCTCGGCGACAGCGGCTTGGTACGCGGCTTCAGAGTTAGTAAGTGCATCAGTAGCCGTTTTTAGTGAGTTAGATGCACTAATGGCTTCTTCAATATCTTTAGCCCTACTGGTATACTTGGCACTAACATCAGGCCTATTTTTGAATCTCTCCGCCTGCTGCTTCATAAAAGCTACATCGGTCTCATCAAGCTTGTCAGCACTCTTTTTAAGAATCTCGTACCCTCGTGATCCTTTACGAAAGCCCTTCTCCCTAGCGTCCTCAATTTCTTTAAGGCTATCGGTAACTTTACTAGTAGCAATCTTAAGATCAGCTTCGGCTACTTTTTTAGCAGCTAGTGCTCTTTCTGCCGCCTCGTCTAGGGGGTTTTCATATGTCATGGCCCTTTTTTCGGCTGCTTGTTTTGCTTCGTTTGCACGAATCCCCGCAGCTAAACTAGCAGATTCTGCGGAATCTTTTAGTCCTTGTCTGTACTGGCCGATTGCAGGTATTGCTTGCTTAAGTAGTAATGTGCCTAGTGCAGCAATAGCCACAGTAAGCCCCTGAGGGCTTGAGCTTAATAAGTTAACAAGCGGGCCAAGAACTTTATTTACTGTTTCTAGTCCAGCCTGTGCTACGTTCTTTAAACTAGCCAATAGCTTGTCATAAGGATTAGCAGGGATATCGATGGAACCAAACTTGTCCAGGCCTTCTTGCAGCACAGCATTAGCAAATGCTTGGCGTCTTTCAAAGTCGGTTAAGGATGACACAGACTTACCTACGCTTTTTGCGTAGTCTTCTGTAGCCTTACCTACTTTAGCAAAAATACCTAATTCGTCTAGTAATTCTGGTTCTAGTTTGGTAATACCACGAGTTAAACGACTAACTGAATCAGCCATGTCTCTGCCCAAGGCTACCGAAGCTTTTCTGGCCACGTCACCTAGTTGGGAAAACTGTTTTGTGGATAAGCCTGCACTAGTAGCTTGTACTGTTGCTTGCATGGCGTCACGTAAGCTAATAGCTCCGCCGCTAGCATCTGCAAAGTTTTTTGCCAGAGTTCCTAGTGACTGACCACTTTGTGCACCGAGCTGATTTAAACCTTCAATCATATTAGTGGTTGCCATTGCGTCTTTTAAGGCATTAAACGCAGCAGTGGCAGCAAAAAGGTTAGCAGCAATAGTAGCGTATAAACGAACTACGCCACCCAAGCCCTGAGACTGTTTAGCAAAGTCTCTGCCTTCTGCACCAGTACCAATTGTACCTCTTGCAGTGCCGTATTCAGTATCCTTAAAAGCTGCACTTTTAGGCACAGACCTAGCCGCAGCAGACCCACCCAGGCTTCCGCCTGGAGTTTCTAGCTGCTGCTTGAGTCTGTTTACTCGTTTTAGATCGTCTTCAGCTTTCTTAATGCCTTCGGCATTAAGTTTTAACTTGATCTTGACTTCTTGATTCATCGTGTCTTCTCCAGTCACTTCTTGGAACTGCTTATATTTTTAAATATAAATTTATTTGTAACCATTATACCATAGGGGCAAGCCCTTGTCAAGGTAAAATTTTACACGATAAAAAAGCCCGCTAGTGTTAACTAGCAGGCTTTTCTGACATCTTTTTACTATTTGTTTCCGTGGACCTAACATTATCAATGGTTCGCACTAAAGAAACAATAAACTTCTGGTCTGTCTCCTCTATTTCTGCGTACTCTAGAATGTCTTTGATTCCTATAAACGATTTACCTAAATAGACTCCGCTCATAGTATCCCACTCATCGCGCAACATTTTGTATACACTAAATGCTTGCTGCACTTCAACAGGAAACTCATCAAACTCTACAGGTATTTCTGTATCTAGGGGCTCCGTGCCCATAACTTCGCATAATTCAAAGTACGCTTCTTTTGTCATGGACACAGCACTATTTTGAACATAGTTGACTAGCTGGCGATTTACTTCGGCGAGCTGGTCTTCGAAAAGTTTCCCAGGTCGCTGACTTGTTCACTAACAAAAGCGTCGAAGTTGCTGGAGTTTTTCATTAGGAATAGTGCATTTTCTGCAGAAAACTCTAGTTCGTTTTCCAGGTCTTGATTACTCAAATCAACTGGAGCAAGCTGCTCGAGGTACTTTAGTTTAAAACCACTCCAGCCTTTTACGGATGCAGCAACATAAAGCTCTAAGAATAAGTCTTCGTTGAATTCCTCAACGGGCTGGCGATTTTTAAAACTAGTTTTAGTCGACTTTTTACGGATATTGAGTAGGGTTTCACGAGACAAAAACGCTAAGTCAATTAAGAATCCAGGCATTCCTGGGTACTCGACTTCTACTGCTTTAGAAGGTACCAACAGGGTTTTTAGTGATAAGATTGTCATATTTTTATTTATACTCTAAGTGGAAAAAGAAAGACTGGAGATCAGCCCAGTCTCTGTGAAAGTGTATTAAGGAGCTACGTAGTAAGTTACTGAAACTTCGTTTGCTTCTTCGATATCAAAGTCTTCACCAGTATAACTTTGGCCAGTAAAGTCAATGTTTGTAGATACAATTTGTTCAGTTTGTACTGTTGGAATAGAAAGCATAGCTGCTGGTAGTTTAATATCAACGTGAGTACCTGTAGCACCACCAATCTTAACTGTTAGTGTGTACCGGGTATCAATAGCGGATACGCTTCCTGCTAAGAGTGTATCTAGCAATTCTGCTGTAAAGTTACTGCCACCGCCTGAGCGTAAGTACGCTGTTAGGCTGCCACTAACTGCACGTGTGCCTGTAAAGTATGCGGCCGGCTGGTTAACAATACCCAAGTTTTGTGGGGTTAAAAAGGTAACGTTATTGCTTAGTACAATTTGTCCACCAGTGAGTGGCACAGTGTAACTAGTACCTGTGGTTGCATTAATACCTGCAAATAAAGTAACAACGCTTAGTTTGTTAGCAATAAATTTTGCCGCAGTATTTTTTGCTTTGAATCCAGCAATAGCTGTTGCAGTACTGTCTTGAACTAGTCGCAGTCCACTACCTGTCCACTGAACTGAAGCAATTGCGTCTAGTCCAAAGTCAATAGTTGCTGTGTCTAGTACGCAGTCTTGAATAATGTACTGGATTCCGTCTACGTTAATAATTAGTGCAAATTTTTGTAGCTGGTGTACGTTTGAGTTTGCTTTTGAGTAGGTTGCGACTGCTGTTGGGGCCGTAGGACTTGCTGTTGCTGTCCAAGCACCGCCAGTACCAATTGCGTTAACACCCATTAGTGCGTTCCACAGCACGCTTTCATCTGCAGTTAGGCCGTCACTGGCACCTAGTTCACTATAGAATGGACGAATATAAGTTGCAAACGAAAACTCAACTGGAGCTAGCGCAGTGTTAAAGCTACGCTGACCACGACTAGGTAGCAGACCCCTGCTTCGTTTAGTGTAACGGTTTCTGTGGTAGTGCTTTGTGAAAAACTCATACCATCTAAGAACTTGAATCTCGAAAGTATTTGCATCCGAACAACTAGCAAAGTTAACAGAGCCATCTGTGTTTAGGCTGGTAGTAAAGTATACCTTACTATTACGAATTAAATTAACTGCCATGGCATATCCTTTTATTTTTTAACAACCATAGACCACTGGCAAGACTATTATCTGCATTCGGGTTTTGGTTATAGAGTTATACAAGCGCGTAACGAACTTGCAAATTTATTTCACCTATGGCGTAGGGATCAAGTAATCCTTCGTCAGTAGTGATTGATTGTATTAGTATTTCTGTGGTCTCGTAGTTATTTGCGGTGTCATAGACTAGGACTCTGTTATTATCAAGTACTGTTTCTATGTCGCCTAGCAGTAATTCTAGTTGTTCTTGGGCGTCGTCGCCTTTGCAGTAGATTTTTATTGCAACACCAAGTATTCCCCAGACAAAATCCGAGGGTAGGTACTCACGGTACTCTGAGCCAGGTGTAGCGTATACCGCTGGAAAATCATTTACGGTGTCCCAAAACTCTAGCTTGGCATAAGCATTATTAAAAAGATTGACCTGGTACGGAGCTTGACCGTTGATGAGCTTTATTTTTTCGACCAAGGCTTTTACTATTGAAGTTCTTCTGGACATACTTTTAGCCTTTGTGGTTTTTATTATACTAAGACAGCTCGTAACCTGTTGGCAACTTGAGTTGCAGCGATCTCTCGTATGGACTTAGCAATTAGTAATTTAGGGTCTCGAGTTTTTGGTACGCTTTGTCTGCCGCCTGTGGAAAATGTCCCATACGGATTACGCATATAACTATAAAACGCAGTTATCATGCCCTCTCGTGATTCACTTAAACGCTCAACTCTAGCGCTTGCAGCTAGTCGGCCTGTGCGGTAGTTTAAGACACTACGCGAGTCGCCGTCGCCCATGTTAGCACTGACAACATCTTGTAGTTGACTGTTTATGAGACTTTGTAAGTTGACGAGGTTTAGGGTCTGGGGACTCAAAACCGCTTTACGTTGAGCCCGAGCTGTTACTTGTTTGGTGGGTTTGGTATGCTTTAACTCAGAACTAGGAGCAGCGATTTTTGCTTTGTGGGCAGACTCACCCCGAACTTTGGCGTGCGGTTTTACCGCAGCTGGCTTTGCTTTAGGGTCAATGGCTTTTACTAGTTTGTTTGCAACTAGTTGAATGCCGTCTTGTATAACAGTGTTGCTACCCGGAACATCCTTTAATATTTTTGCTATATTGTTTCTTATCTTCCTGAGTATATTAGCTTCGCTAATTGACAGCAGGTTATTTCTGGTATACTTTTGTACACTCAAAACAACATACGCTCCGGCGCTAGTATCTGTGCTAGTATTTTGAAACTCGAACTTGACCACATTATGCAGGTCTCGTAGCTCTTTGAGGTACCTTTGTACTAAAGCTTTACCTTTTGCTCCCAAACCTAACTGCAAGATATTAAAGATTTTTTTACCTGCAGGAGTCGACTGTGAGGATAGTTCGCCTTCGCCGTGTCCTAGATCTAACACAGATAGCAATCGTTTTTTGACTACTACTTTTCCTGATTCGTCAATATCGACTTCGAGGTTAGCAAATTGGTCTAGCTTGTTTGAGACTGAGTAAGTTACTGATCTACGCTGTGCGAGATAGTAGACTTCTTGTATGTTATTATATCCGCCGTCTATGGTTACTAAGCCGTAGTTATTTGTGCCAGGTAGTTTTTCTACCTTTTTAACTGTATACCTACCGTTCTCGTAAATAAGAAACGTAGAGCCCTTGGCTCTGCTAAGTTTTCTAGAAGTTTCAATATCTTCGAGGTTACGGCCTCTAAAAGAAATACCAAAATCTTCGTTTGTGGGTATTTGACGAGATACTCTGGTTACAAAAACACGTGCTGCATTAAAGTTTTTTGAAACCACAAGTACCGATCCAGCTTCTTGAATTATACAAGTACCTGAATTTTTATTTACCATAACAAGTGCAGTAGCGTAGTCCGGAACTAGGGTAGCGGAACTCACGGCAGCTTGATAAAACTCTTCCCAGTTTTTCCTATATGTTGCTGTATTACGTCTAGCATTTGCTTTTAAAAGCGACTCATAGCTAATATCAATAACGTGTACAAGCGTGTCTAGCTCTCCACGGGTATACTTAGATAACTCTGCGTCTATTTCTTTAGCCAAGGATTTTTTTAAAAAAGCCGTTGCCTCTGGGGTGCTCATGTATAATCCGCTACATATTGATCTAGTACTCTGCGAATGTGTGCAGGTAAACTAGTTGTTGATATATATTCGATTTGTACTGTGTTACTACCAACATTCTTTGAGCTATGAATGGAGCCATCGTTTTTACGATAGTACGTGATTAAGTCTAAGACTGCAATCTCTAGGTCTGCAGGTACAGCAGCATAGCCTCCAAGATACTCGACTTTGTAGCCTTTGAGTAGCTCTGGGAAGCTTCCACTGGAATCCAACGAGACTATAACGTCTCCGTCTAGTACCCAGTCTGTGTACTCTACTAAGCTAGTCCAGGTTTGGCCATAGTCTAGTGATTGCTGAACGCTGGTAACACTTGCCACTGGTGTTTCTGATAAAATAAGGGAGTTTGTTCCGCCCTTAAATGTTTCCGTTTTTGTTACATCCCAGTAATCTACAAAAGTTCTGCGACAGTATGTTTTTACTAACTGAGATACTCTAGGAATGATAAAATCAAGTATGGCATCTTCGTTAGTACTTTTAATACCAGCATAGCTTTTGTAATCTGTGGTTGTTGTAAGATCTAATGCCATGATTTATCCTTTCTTGTCTTTTAAAGAGACTCGGTGAATCTCTTTAAAAGACAAGGAACCNAAGTTCCTTGTCNAATTACTTAAGGGATGTAACGCAGGGCTGAAACACCAGCACCTAGGTTAGTTGTAACTTGAGTCATACCAGTACGCAGGCTAGCTACCATAACACGACGCTGTGTTTCCACTAGGTCTTGTGTGTCAATACGTAGACCGCGTTGATTGCCGACCAAGAA